ATCGTTTCGGGCCCCGCTGAATCTGGGCTAACAGTTCTCTCTGGGGATATAGAGTTTGTAAATTGCACGGCGTATGACACTGGCAGCAATGGCGTTTGGTCAGGGAGTAACATCGCGGGCTTTGGGGTATTTCAGTCAGCGTTCGACACTGACACCCCGCGTGGCGTACGGTTTGTGGGATGTCGCGCTCATGATCGCCAGGGGGTCGCTACGATGAAGTACGGTTTTTTTAATCAGGTCGCTGCTGACGCCGATGGGCGTTACAACGAGGCCGTGGATTGCATTTCGATCGGTCACACAACGACGGCCTTCGAGGGGATGAACGGCCCCAGGTGTCTGGTTAAGAGGAGCAGCAACCAGACGATCACGAACAATTCGTGGACGTCCATAGACTGGGATATCGAGACGGATGATGGGCAGATGCATTCGCTGACATCCAACACGAATCTGGTTTTCGTGCGGCGTTCTGGCAATTACAGGGTTCAAGTCGGTGTGGTTTTCGCCGCCGATGCAACCGGAGTTCGCGGTGTCAGAATCCTAAAAAATGGAGCTGAAATTCCGGGGGCAAAGGCAGTTCTGTCGCCAGTGTCTGGTACAACTACGGCAATCAACGTTTCCTTTTCGGACAAAATAGTCACTGGTGAAAGTTATCGTGTGGAAGTCTACCAAACATCCGGAGGCGATCTCGACATTACCGGAACGGAGTCGGCGTTCGTTGTGGAACAGGTAACGTGACCCCTACTGAGAGTCGCGCATGAAATCGATTATAATTAGTCTACTATTCGCCTCCTGTGCCTCGACTGAAGCGCAGCTAGAGGCATGCTTTGTTAAAGTCGACGCACGCATGCTCGCGGAGGGCCTCGACCGGTGCGCAGATTACGAGTGGGACGTTTGCCCATACAAGGACGAAATCGTCGCTAAGTACAGAGAGGAGCGCCGCAACTGTGACTAAAGCCGCGTTGCTTGAGCTCGTGCCGATACTCGCCAAAATATTGGTAAAAATATTCTCGTCGCCAGACCCAAAGGCTATGGCGCGGCGGCTCGCTATGGAAGAGGCTCACGACCAGGCGACGCAAGCGGTGCTACGCACAAAGCTAGCGAAAGGGAAAAAGTGATCGGATTCATTCTTGGCCCGCGCTCGCTACTGAATCTGCGCGGCGTGCATCCTGATCTTGTGCGCGTCGTGAAACACGCCATCCGAATCACAGATATCGACTTCACCGTGCTCGAGGGTTTGCGCACGCGGGCGCGCCAAGAGCTGCTCTTTAAGCAGGGTGCTACGCGCACACTCAACTCGCGGCATCTCACCGGTCACGCTGTCGATATCGCGCCGTGGATTAACCGCAAGCCGTCGTGGCACTGGCCGCATTACGATGTGCTATCCGAGTCGATAAAAATCGCGGCTGCGCAAGAACATGTGCCGCTCACCTGGGGCGGGGATTGGGCTACATTTCGTGACGGTCCACATTGGGAATTACCGAGGAAAGACTACCCGTGAACGGTAACCAACGCGACGCGATCTGTGCAGCCATCGATGCGATTCGGCCTGAGTGTCACACGGAGCTAGCTCGCCTCGTGGAGGAGATAGCCTCACATCCGTCACCGGGAGCTGCGATCAAAATGGCACGTGAGTCAGTCGGCCTGTCGCGTAAGCTATGGTCGGAGGAAGAGGACATGGAGGATGTAGATGACTGATCTCGAGCAAAATGTCGAGCAGCATCTCACCATCGAGCAACGCCTGGAGGATATTGCTCAGCGCCTGCACGAGATCATCGATGAGGTGCAAAAGCTGTCCGATCAGACCAAAAATCAAGCTCATTTTATTACTGGTTTATCGCAAGCCGTCAAAGCGCTAGACGCGAACGTGTACTACGCCGTGCGAAGCATCCAGGACATCAAGATGGCGATTGCAAGCATCAGTAATTTGATGGCGCGCGAACTGCCAGAGGACAGGGCAACGGAGCCTCCGCCACTGCCGGAAAAAGGTGAAGACGAATGATGCGATTGTTCAAGAGCTCGAAAGCAATTGCTGTATTTCTGGCGATCGTCTCGACCTACACGCTCGTTTATTTGCGTGTCATTCCGCCGGAGTCTGCTGAAGAAACGGTGCGATGGCTCGTGGGTATTTTGATCCTTGCGATCGCAGGCGAGGACGTTGCAACCAAAATGCGATCGCGCGAGTCAACGGAAACAGTCACCACAATAACAGCCGACTCGAGCGCGCCGGGCTATCCCACAGATAAGTTGCCGCCACCACCAGGGATACCAGACGACATAGTTTTGCCGTCGCCATCTCGTTCGCTCAAATGAACACTGACAGCGATCGTCCTGCTGGCCTATCAGGCATGTATCCTCGCTCAGTGGAGGCAGGCGAACTGCACCGCGCATTGACCCGGCAAGCACGATCGCAAGAGCGCAGTTTGACGACACTGAAGACTCATTGGAGCGAGATCAAACGCCTCGGCGACAAGATCGAACGGTTGGCTGAGACAGACGAGCTCGAACGCTTAGACAAGATCGTGCATTCATTATCGCAGGCCAACCTGGAACTAACCAAAAAGGTCGTTGTCCTCGAAGCTCGCATGGCTATCTATGCAGGACTGGGAGCGTTTGCGGGCGGTACGATCGTCGCGCTCGTGATGAAGTTTATAGTGAAATGAAAGGCGAAAAATGACACTAACACTCATCCCATTAATCGTTTTCATCATCGGTCTGCTGCTGTTTGTTCTCCCGATCGGGCCTAAAGCAAATCGTATCGGCGAGATCCTGATGCTGGCCGGTGCGATAGGATTTTGCCTCACCGAGCGACATGTTCTGAGCGTACGATGATCCGCGCGCGCGTTCCCATTAGATCCCCTGTCATGCGCCTTCAATCACTTCGAAGATCCCCTCCGGATAATCGGCCGCATCGCCAGCATCAACGAACCGCACCCCTATGCTGACAGCCTCTGAAACTTCGGCATCCGTGGGCCAGATAGTTTGATCAATCCCGGCGTCGTCGACATCTGGATCTAGACACTGTAGCGAACCACGCTCGTCGCTGAGGAGTGTCCAGCGCCAAGAATGACCCCCAAGCGTGAGGGTATGTGTGCCGTCGCCGTCGGGCGTATACTCAACCGCTTCGACATCGTCGGTGCTGCAGATCGACTCGAGCCACACCGATTCCCCGCGCTCGTTTGCGATGCGCTGCGCTACTCTGTTGGCCTCGTATTCGCCTAGGCCGTTAGTGATCTGGTTTCCGTCGCCATCTACTAGCATGTATGTCGTCATTGTCGTATCTCCTAACGCCCCAAGCCCCGCGGCTTGGTAGCGGCGGGGCAGGCGGACTGGGTCAGCTAGTAGCCTCATCCTCAGCTAACACTTCTTCGCGATCGTACTCCGGCTCGTAGCGCTCGCCGTTCCCAGCCACGACGTACAGCACGTGTCCCGGCTGTACGTCGCGATTGGCGCGGTCTAGCTCGCGGATTGCCTCGGCCAGCGTCGTGATCTGCTCGGCCCATGCTGTGTGTCCAGGTCGTCGAATTTCGTAGGTCATCGTCGTGTCTCCTGTGGTGCGTCTCTAATGCCCTAGGCCCGGGGTCTGACTTGCGTCGCCTACCGGGCCTGGCCCCCCTGCACCGGGGAGGAGCGGACCGTTTCGCCGTCCTGCTTCGCTATCGCATGTCTGGGGTGCGAGAACCCTTCAGCGGTTTCAGGTCTTACCGTCCGTGCCTGCCGTCGATGGTTTGGGCTAATGCAGGCGCCGTGCCAAACGGCGCCACCGCCTGTCACCGTTGTTTACGGGTGACCCTTTTGATTGGGTGACGTTTTTCGTCACCGTTTATGACCACGCGAGACCCCGGATTACGCCGTTTCGAGGTTTTTGCTGAGGTTTTGGTGGTGACAATTTTCGTCACCGTAGATGGTCTGGAGTGACAATTTACGTCACCGTTATCGGACCCAGGTGGTCGACCCTCCGGCCAGGGACAGGGTACCTCCAGCTCGGCCATCCACCGTAGGAGGTTGCGCTTGCTCGTCCCGAGGATGCCCGCTGCGGACTCCAGGCGGCGCCGTGGCGCGTCGGCGAGAGCTCGGGCGACTTGGACGCGGGCCAGCGCGCGGAGCTCGTCAGAGTCCGTCAGGCGCGCCGCGGTGATAATGGATGCGATTGGATGCATTGTGCTAGTGCACAGCAATAGCTGTGCCGGTCACTCCGAGCCCTACTCGACGGTCTATCCTCTGGTGAGGCATGGCCTGGACATTCGTCGCCGTAGTCGCGGGTCGGACTCCACCGGCTCGGAGTCGCCGTTGTGCAGGACCATAAGCTCAACGATTTCGACCTGGTTAAAGTCGCCGTTGACGCCGAGCACCAATGCATCATCCGGGTATCCGCAGAGGCGCTTTATTCTGTCCAGCGAGACGTGACCATGCGTTTTGTATTCCTGGCCGAGGATTGCTTGCGGCTCGGAGTCAAGGATTGCGTCTAAGTCGCCCGGTCTACGATCGTCGTCGTCCCGTTCGCGCCACTCCCGCACCCGCTCGAGCTTTGCCAGTACGGTGTCGCGCTCGTCGGCGTACATGTCGCGCGATTCCTTATCGGATTTGTGCGCTCGATGCGAGCGGTATAGCTCCGCCTTCGCCTTCTCGAGCTCTCCCCGCAACCGCTCAGCTTCGCGGGCTTGGGCGATTAGGTAGCGGCACTCTCCGGTGGTCATCCAGGCTGTGCTAAGACTATCCTCGTCGCGTCGACGGACGATCGCATCGAGTTGGTCCAGATCTGGTTTTTTGTCGGCGGTCATTCGTATCCCTCGTATTTGGCGCGGAGTTCTGATGTCGCGGCATCCCAATCTTTCCGGAGATTATCCAGCGTGTGAATCGCGGTAGCGCGCCCGGGGGAGAGCTCACTGGTATTTCGTTTGGCTTTCATGTTCCTCAAAGCTGACACTGCCGTTTCGCTGTACTGGACGATTGCGTTAACGATCTCGTTCATGCTTACTCGAGCTCCTCTACAGCATAAGCCCCAAGCAGCGCCTCTGGATATTCGATCCGAGCGAGTTGCACGGCCGCGGTTTTGCGCAGCATCTCTGCAGGCCGCTTCTCCCAGTTTGTTCTGCCCTTTGGACTCTTTGTGATACCGGCGGTTTCGGCTTGCGCGATCGTGTACTTTAGCGAAGTCGGCTTAGGGTTGCTGCGACGTTTCGTTTCGTACTCGGCGTAGGTATTGTCTCCACCGACGTAAACGAAATACTCGCAGTCTGGATGCTGTTTTGCGCGAGAGATTAGTAGGTGTGCATGCGGCGCCGGTTTACCCTCGATTACGTGAAATGAGTCCAGTGCTGTCATGGCACCAAGACCCATCTCGCGACCGCGGATAATGACAGCCCAGATCGCCTCCGGATTTGGAAAGCGAGAGTATAGCCGCGACTCATAGAGCCCCCGCGCGAGCTTGTACGCGGCTCCCAATGTGCCTGGCTGCAAACCCTGCTCGAACACCTGCGCGCCGCCCACATTTACGCGGACGGCCAGAGCGTCAGGCTTTGCTTCGGGTATTGGATCGTTGCAACCCGGCAGAATCAGAGTGTGCTCGATCACTTCGGCGGGCGCCGCCTCCTCCGTTTTTCCAATGTCGTCAGCTTCATCGATATCTCCCATATCTTCCTCCGTCAGTTTCTCCGGTGCGCGCTCCTGAAATAATGCTTCCCAATTTATCGGCACGTTATCGTGTAGCGTCACGAGCTTGCGCGACAGCGTTAGCTGAGTGACATTTTCTACCAGCGAGCTCCGTACTTTGCCAGCCGGTAGAGTCTCTAGCTCACGCAGCAGCCCATCGATATCATCAAAGTCGTGTAGCAGCTTCGCAGCGGTCTTAGGTCCGACGCCAGGCACGCCTGGTATGTTGTCGGACCTGTCGCCCATGAGAGCGAGTAAGTCCCGCATCTGCCATGGAGGTACGCCAAATTTGGCGCTCACATCCTTGTTGCGGAATACGGTGCCGTCGCTCGGCTTGAGCAACTGGACGGCTAGTGAGTCGTCCACGAGCTGCAGTAGATCCTTGTCTCCGCTGGCAATTGTCACCGGCATCCGGTCGTCTATCGCGCGCGTTACCGCCGTGGCGATCACATCGTCCGCTTCGTAGCCCTCAACCGACCAGAGAAGGAAACCGTCTGCAGCGAGCCGGCGTTTGACACGATTGAATTGCTCAATGGCCTGAGGCGCCGGTGCATCGCGTTGCGCTTTGTATTCGGGACACAGCTTTTTTCGCAGGTATGGCGGCGCATCCATGCAGACGGCGACGTGCTCGTAGCCGTGAGCGAGCCGGCGAACGGTCGCTAGCGTATTTTCGTAGGCGGCGCTAACCTCTTGGTCGATGGTAGCGTGCCACGAAGCCCAGAAAATTCCCGACAGATCGATTAGTATTAACTCAGCCATTGATGACCTCCAATAAACACTCGTGCACCGCGTCCAACTGCTCTTCTGTTGGCAACTCTGATGGGTGGATGAGTTTGCCACCGACACACGTTTGACGAACACTCATAACCTCACTGACCCATCTCGCTCCGTATCGACGCATGATGTCGAGCGATTCGGCCAGAACGATGTCGAGGTGTGCATTTGTGATGGCGACACCGACGACCTGGTAATAGAGCTCCGGAGCTGCCGTCATTAGGCCAGTCAACGACTTCCCGCCAAGACTCGTTGGTAGCAGTCCGCGCCGTTTACGAGCCTCGGGGTGCATGAAATTCCACAGCGTTGATTCAGCAATCCCCATTGCTCGAGCTGCCGATGATTCATTATGCCAGCGCCTTCCCTCGCCGATGTCGGCCGCGATAAGGGCGCGCGCTAACTCGTTCTGCTTACCGTTTAATGCTTTGGTGTTCATTGCAGCCTCTGCAATAGATTACTGAGTGCATCCCATTCATCCTGCCGCCAAATCGAGTCCAATGTGCCGTCCGGGTGCGTACACGAGACAGCCCACCCGTCATCGATCCGAGAGATGCTGAATCGGTAACCGGAACGGTAGAGTAACAACGCTCGGGTGCCGATCGCGTAACGCTGGCGGCGTTGCTGAGTGGCCAGCCACTGCTCGTCGATACACATCATAACCTCACCCGCTCATCCTGCTGCCAACAGGAGCACTCGTTGTCTGTCGTCGCGCCGCATCCTCCCGGGCAATAGATTGCCCTCCGCTGCGTAGCCTCGTCAGCTAGCCTGTCGATGTAGTCGGTTACCCTGACGCTCTTGCCTCCGAGCAGGCTCCACGCGAGGTCGACGGGGATAGGTCGGCGAATCGCGCGGTAGTGATGGCCGGCTTCGAACCTGATCTGCAGCCACCAGGCGTCCTCGATGGTCCCGGTCTCACGCGTGTAGGAGATTTCGAGCTCGGTCGCGAAGGCTCCGAGATCCTCGTGGCCGATTGGCGCCGACACTATCTCGATATGGAGGGTGGTCATAGCGAGCCCCTCTTCGCTCGGATAACGTCCTGAACCCGGACATACGTTGGCAGCTTGTCGTAATATGAACACTGACCTGGTTGGTGGTAACAACTGGGAACGTGGACCTCGGTGAATGCACCTGGTTTGGTCGGCAGTTCCCACCAGTGCAGACGGTAGCGCGTGACCATTTTGCCGTCCTTGGCGGACCAGCAGCGAGTGCTGCCGTCGAAATTCTGGCGCCCGTTGTAGAAGTCGTCGCGGCAACCGCGGCATGCGTCCCGTGGAATCATCAGACTGCCTTCCGCCTGAGCTCGATTACTTGCCCGCACTTAGCGAGAGGGCGCGGCTCGTGGAGCTCTATGCCCTCAGTATCGATTACTGGTCGGGGCTTATCCTCCAGGCGCAATTCCAGCTCGAGGGCCCCGTCGCTGAGCTGGCGGCACTTGATTGTGATAACCATGTAGCCATTATTGTCAACGCGACAAACTTGTCAAGTAGACAATGATAGCTCAACGAAAATAGTCGTCCTCAGGTCTAGTGGCCGGGCTAGCCTGCGATCTTATGCCCGAATTTTGCGGCCTAATTGTATGGGATGACGCCGAGCAGGCCTGGCGGCTCACCCTCTATCTGGAGGACGAGCACGAGGTGGTGGCCGTAGTAATAGGTTCGAGGCCCTACCTACTCAGGGCTCTCGCTACGGTTGGACTTTCTGCGTCGGTCTCCAGCTTCTCTGAAAACTGGGACCGGTCCCGGGTCACCTTCGTCGGCAATTAACCAGCCCACTGGGCAGCCCAACGCGTTCGCCAGCCTGAGCACAGTGGCCGCCTTAATACCAGGCACGCGAGAGCCGTCCTCTATTCGGCTGATAGCTCCGGGCGTCATCCCTGCACGAGCCGCCAGGGCCGTCACGGTTAGATCTGCGCGTTCGCGCTGATACTCCACGCGCTTGCCCAAAGACTTCATGGCTGACGGGACCGGCTTTGGCTTCATAATTTGCATTCTTGTCGGCCTGACAAGGTTCTGCAACGATTGCCCTGTTGACAATCTTGTCGTTAGGTGATTACTAGAGTGCATGAATCGCGGCGCACAAATACTGGCCGAGCGGCTCTCGGAGCGCGGCGCTAAGCGCCGTTTGGCCGAGAAGCTAGGCATATCTCAGGCTGTCGTTACCAATTGGCTGAAGGGACGGCTTCCGGCCTCTAAGACTCGCGCAAAACTCGAGGATATACTCGGTATCCGATGGACCCTGTGGGATGAGCCTGCGCGTGCCAGCAAGGGCGATGCGGCATGAATCACGGCTGGCAGCCGGCAGGACTGCCGGGCAGTGAGCATTTGCCTCCGAGGCTGATACAGAGCAGCTCGCGTTGCTGGTCTACGCACCGAAATGTGCAGCGTAGGAGCCCGTCTGGGCAGATCGGTGGGACGACTGGGAGTACCGGCGCCATCCGTTCCGCGAGCTCCGGGCATTGCTCGTATGCCGAGTTGCTTACTGGTGCGCAATCGTCCCAAAAATCTCCAGCGCTTGGCTCTCCGGCGGTGCCACCTGTCGCAGTAAATCCGCCTGTTCCAGCGATGCCTCCGGTGCCCTGAGGGGCTTCCGCGGGCGTCGCCTCTTCGCAGCCTAATACCACCACCACAGCAAAGATTAATCGCATGTCTCACTCCTCACGACCGGTCACGACACTCTGCCTGTTACGAGGCGTCAAGGTACAGACCCCTCGTGCTGACGCCAGGAAGCGCGCTGCCGCTCGATTACGGCGCGCCCGGTGTTCAGCTGGTATCAGTCAGGAGGAGGCTGCCAGGCGTCTGGGCGTGAGCGTACGGAGCTACGGCGCGTGGGAGCGCGGGGCTGTCCCTCTCCGGTCGCTCGAGGCGCTGATTCTGCTCGAGGCAAAGAGGGCGGCGTGAACCGCCGTCGCGTAGCGGCACTGCTTCGTGAGCTCGCGGAAGCCTTCGAGGCCGAGGATGAGCCGAAGCGACGCAAGCCACACATTGCGCCGGTCAAGACGCAGCCGAGCAGCGAGACAATTGACGGTGTACGCCGAGGGCTACGAAAGAAAGGTGTCGTGCAGTGAGAAAACCTGGGCAAGCGAACGTCGAAGAACACCCGAAAGGCACTGGCAAGTACCGCGTTAGGGCGCGCGTAGAAGGCAAGCTCATCACTGTCGCCTCTGGTCTCTCGAGGCCCGAGGCTGATGAGACAGCGGATGCCTACGCAATCGTGCGCAACGAGAGGGCATTACGTGCAGGCCTAACCCTGTCGCAGTTTGCGATTGGGTTCTTCCAACGGCGTGCTCGCAAGGGCGTTCGAGCGTGGAAGAAAGACCGGAGTCGATGGCACGCTCGCATCGATGCGGCTCCAATTGGCCAGCTCGCGATATCGACACTGAGTCGCCGAGATATTGTTGAATGGTTAGATGGGCAGACGGGCGCACATCAGACGGTCAAGAACGCGTTAAACCTCCTACGCGTCGCACTCGCCGAGGCGGTCGACCGAGAGCTCCTTTCGGCCAACCCGGCCCGTGACGTCAAGGTTCACAGATCGGCATCGGCGAAAGCCGTGGATGACCTTGAGGGCATTCTATCCCCGGACGAGCAGAAACGCTTGCTTGCTGCCGTTCCCCAAGAGCATCGGCCCCTCGTGGTGTTCGCTTTGCTCGTAGGGCTACGCCAGGCTGAGCAATGGTGGCTCAAGCACGAGGACATTGGCGTGGGCTACGTAACGATTTGCCGATCGGTTAATGGTGAGCCCCCGAAGGGTGGCCGTCCGAGGGTCGCCTATCTGCTTGAGCCAGCCGCACACGCATTAGCGTTGGCTCCGACTGGCAAGGAGTGGGTCTGGCCAGCGATGCGCGGAGGGAGGCGCCAGGACGGCAAGGCGCCGAAGGGCTGGCACGACTGGGTTGAGGCGGCAGGGATAGGCCGTCGCATCCGGTGGCATGACCTACGGCACACGTGCGCGACATCACTTCTCGCCGGGTGGTGGGGCCGCAAGTGGAGCCTGGACGAGGTGTGCCAGCACATGGGCCACTCGAGCGTCACGGTAACCGAGAGATATGCACGCAAGCTACGCGACACCCACAAGCTGGCCATCGCGGCCACTGTGTTCCCGGCGAGTTCCCCGCTCATGCTACCGGCGGCCACGATTCCAGCAGAAATCCAGGGAGCCAACTTCGAGACTCGAACTCGAGACCTGCGGTTTACGAAAGCGCCGTTGTTTGGTGGGATCAGGGATGATTTAGGAGGTTTTGCTCCGGGCCAGTCCCCTCCTGGGAACCTCGAAAATGCGTCACTGAGCCTAGCTGGTTGGGAGCTATTTCGGGCCGCTGAGTACATGGGGGTGGCCTGTGGCTGACTACGTCGACTTAACCGCAGAGCCGCCGCTGAAGCACTGTACCAAATGCGGTGAGTGGACCAACCGCTACACTCGTCACAGTTCGGGCAACTGGCGCAGTGAGTGCCAAACCTGCAAAAACAGGGCGACTACGGAGCGACGTCGCGAGAAGGCGTGTCAGCGGAAGCTTCCGCCGGCACCGGCAGGGTCAAAGCGATGTTGCGCGTGTCTGCAGATAAAGCCGGCGAACCTAGCGCACTTTTACCGAATTTATGCGGGCTCCTCGACTCTCCAATCACGATGCAAGCTGTGTCAGCGCAGTCGCCGGGCGCCACGGGGAAAGGGTCGTGGCCCATGCGGCACGTGCGCTGATCTCTCGTGGCGCGTTAGAGGGTCGAAATGCAGGGAGTGCGGACTCAAATACAAAGCTCTACCGCCGGTACAGGCCCAGGGCTGTCTGCGCTCTGATTGGAGGTTTTAGTGATTCAGGTCGGACTTCTGGTGTTTGAAGTGCCGGAGATCGACTGGTGCCCGTGGTGCGGAGAGCCTGAGACGGACGGCGACTTCTGTGACCTCCGGTGCGCTCGGGACTGGCATACGGACGTTCGCTGTAGCGGCGAAGCTCGGTGCTCGAGCGAGGCGAGGGCGCGCTGATGTATGGACGACACTTCACGTCTATGTACACCGGCTCGATGGTGGGGTCTGGAGAGCACGTTTTTGCGGTGTGGGGGTATGCCATTGCCCACGTTGTAGATGGGGTCGTTGAGCTACATCCTCAGGTAATAGCCACGGCCATCGGGACGTCAATCGAACGTGTCAATGACGCTTTGACATTTTTGACAGCTCCTGACGAGCGTAGTCGAAACCCCAAAGAGGGGGGAAGACGCCTTATTCACGATGGGGGCTACAGATACGTGATGGTTAGCTACGATGATTACAGCGGCATTAAAAATCATACCGACAAGACAGCCTATAACCGCAGAAAACAGCAGGAATCGAGAGCTCGCCGAAAGCAACAGTCAATCGTGTCAAACGCGTCAAACTTGACAGTTGACGGTCAATTGACGGTCAAGCGAAATGCCACCTCAGACTCAGACTCAGACTCAGACTCAGACTTAGACTTAAAATCAGATCCTAAAGCCGCTACCGCAGATCCTAAAGACCTGACAGGTAGCGCGCGCGCAATAGCCCAGGTGGGGGATAAAGACAGCGGTGATGGTGGAGGAATTGAGGGGAATGGGGGTCGGAAAGAATCTGAGGTTACTGACCTAGAATCTGCTCTTCGTTTGCCGGTCTTCGAGCGAGCGAAGTACACCGAAGCCAAGGGACGGGATTACGGGAACTACCTGCAGCCGCAGGAGTGGCCGGAGGTAAAACAGGTCGCCGAGGCCTTTGCGATTGCTACTGGTCTAACTGGCGCCACTCTTGGGTCCTACTCGCGCGACCCTGGAGTGCAAGCGGTAGTATCGCTGTTGGCTGCTGGTCATGAGCCGGAGCAGCTGGAGCGAGCGATACGGCACGTCGTGAATGACCCTTGGTGGACTGACGGCAAGAGTAAGGGCTTGTCGAGTCTAACGCCTGAGGTGGTTCGGCGCGCGCTGGCTAACGCCAAACAAAGCGCTGCCGGCGAACGGTTCAGAAAGGCGATAGCCGATGAAAAAATATGATCTCGATGACGATGCCAAGCGAAGGCTAGCTAGTGTACATGCCGACTATAAGCCTTTACTGCTCGAGCTTTATCAGCACGCTATGCGCAATGAGCATGACCCGGAGTTCAACGCGCGAATGGCGAGAGAAGCCAAAGAAAAGGAACTGGAAGAAAAGCGCTGGTACAACAATCTACGAGACATCGTTGGGCGCGCGCTGGATGGACACTACGGGAACCTGGCCCAGACGATTGCTCACAGATACACGAATGACGGATGCGACTTGAGCAAACGCACAATCATCAAAACCTGTAGACGCTTACGCGGCTTGCCTAAGGTGCCGCTGTGCCAAACAGGATTTCAGGACAGGAGCAAATAAATGGCAAACGGAGACATCACACAACAGGAATTCGTCTGCAGTCTGACTGACGCGGAGGTCGACGATAAACGAGACAATCTGGTCGTGGTCGAGAATGAGCTAGATTACACCAAAGAGCGAAAGAAGAGCGTGGTTGCTGAGCACACCGGATACGTCAAGCAGCTCGAGCGGGAGCGTGGTGACCTGCTCCGCGCAATCAACAGCCGATCCGAAAAGCGCAAGGTTGACGTGCAAGAAGAGTTTTGCCCCGAAACTAACAGCGTGGTCCTGCGTCGTCTCGATAATCGTGAGATCATCAGCGAGCGCCCGATGGAGGCATGGGAGAGGCAGCAGGAGATGCCGTTTACCGACAAGAGTATTGACGGTAAACTTGCCGAGCTTGACGCTGGCAAAGCGAAGACACCGAAGCCAAGCAATGGCAAGCGCAATCGGCCAGTTCAGATAACTGACTTCGATGAGCCGGAAAAGGCTCAAGCTAAGCGCAAGGGTCGACCGCGCAAGCAGCCGACGGAGTTGGCGTGAGAACGATGGCCGTTGGCTGGCCCATCAGCGCTGCACGCTCCGAGTCTGAACTACAGCGCACCATAGTCAAAGCGCTCGAGAGCGCAGGTGCTTGGGTCATACGAGTGCAGAGCGGCGGTCAGGTGCGAGTCAGACGTGGGCATATGCAGCTCGCTGAGGCAGGCACACCTGACCTGCACATCGTTGGCTACGGCTGGATGGAAGTAAAATCAGCGACTGGTAAGCTCAACGCAGAGCAAGTCGCATGGCACAAGCGTGCGGCAAACCTCGGTGTGCGTGTTGCTGTCGTTCGGACGCCTGCAGATGCGATCGTGACTTACTGGGCGTGGCAGGCGGATAGGTGATCAATACAGTGCGACAAGCCATTCCGCGACGATCCGATCCCATCCTAGCCAACGCGACGAACCTTCCCACGCCCTCCCGTCCCGATGCGACTGTCCACGCCTCACCGCGCCATCCCGCCCCTGCCAGTGCGACAGGCCGACCCGGACCCAGTCCAACCAGTGCGACAAGCCAAACCACACCACACCGAGGCGACATGCCGCGCCGAACCAGGCCAGCTCCAACGCGACAGGCCGAACCAAACCCGTCCCGATGCGACGTGCCCAACCGGGCCTTGAGCCGCGCCTGACCGATGCGACGAGCCTTCCCACTCCACGCCAATACGACATGCCATTCCACGCCATTCCTGACCGATGCGACGAGCCTCGCCATTCCGCAACGACGCGACGAGCCGAGCCCTCCCGGGCCATTCCTGACCAACGCGACGTGCCGCGCCAGCGACGTGCTGCGCCATTCCTTCCCAATGCGACGAGCCTTCCCACTCCACGCCTCGCTTCCCCAACGCGACAACCCCCACCAAGCCAGTACCGCCCCAGCCCTACAAAAGGAGAACAGAACAATGAAACACGACTTCAACCCACGCGAACTTTACGCAGTCTATCGAGTCAAGATTGCTCTACGAGACCGCATTTACGGCGGCATGCCGCGCAATAAAGAGCTAATTAAGGCTTGGGTCGAGTCGACGACAGGTTACAGCGACGAGCAAACTGTCAAGCTCACGCAGGATAATGCTGAGCTCGTGGTGAACGAGGTTGCGGAGAAATGCTGGATAGGATTCCCGGGCGACGCGGAAGGGTTGTTCGTCCCGGCGCGAAACATCAAAGCGATGCTAAAGCAATCGGCGTCGATGCTTCGGATCACGAAGACCAAGATCGGCAGTAAGCAGATCCTTGCCGAGGGCATGGAAGTGAAAGCGCTCGATGGTTCCGACAAGATCCGGCTTGGCGTGACAGAGCCGCACGGCACCGAAGAGAAAGCAATTCACGTAATGACCGCGCAGGGCCCAAGGACGGCACTCAAGCGGCAGGACTACGTAGAAAAACCCGTGCTCGAGTTTGAGATATGGGTGCTCAAAACAGCCCCTGGCGAGAACAGGCACGTCGGAGAAAAGGACATCGTGCAGATTCTCCGGCATGCGCAAGAGAACGGGTGCGGCGCAAGTCGGTCGCAAGGCGACGGGAAGTTTGATGTCGTGGAATTTGCGTCATGAGTGACGTCTACATCATGGCCGAAGTCGGCAGCACGCACGACGGCTCGCTAGGCAACGCGCTGCGGATGATCGATGTGTTCGCAGAGCTCGGAGCGGATGCCATCAAGTTTCAGTGTCACTTCGGGCAGCGTGTGGCAGCAGATGCGCCGCGGCCTAGGTTCTTCCAGACTGAGGACCGAGCGGAGTACTTTGAGCGAACCGGATTCTCACCTCCGGAGTGGCGAGAGATTTGGAAGGCATGCAAAGGGAACGATGTTGACTTCGTCACGAGCGTGTTTTCTGTCGATGCCGTGAAGATGCTCGAATGGGCGAGGCACGCGCCGCCCGATGCCTACAAGCTCCCGAGCGGTCAATTAACAAATACAGAGCTGCGTGATGCGTTGGCTGCTACCGAGCGACCTGTGTACTACTCGACCGGCATGGCGCGACATGCGGAGCTCAAGCTGCCTATTAACGAGGACTGGATAGAGATGCACTGCACGAGCGAGTACCCGTGCAGTGCTGAGCACGCTTTGTACAACGACATGTACAAGCGGTTTTTTACGGTGGGGCCGCGACTTGGTCTATCGGACCACACGATGGGCTTAGCGCTGAGTATCGCAGCAGTGGCGCTAGGTGCCTGCGCCATCGAACGGCACGTGTGCTTCAGTCGGGATCAGTATGGCAGCGATGCGCAGCATTCACTCGAGCCGGCGGAGTTTGAACAACTCGTGAGTGAGATCCGATGGCTTGAGCAAGCGATGGCGTCGACGGTGACGCGGGATGAGCTGATGAATTCGGAACAGATGCTAGCTACGAGAAAGGTCTTTTTACATGGCGGGTAGTATTCTTTTCACGATAGGCAGCAGAGCCAACTGGGGCAGCAGCTGCGCGGTCATTCGCGAGTGGAAGCGGCGGGGCCTCCCGTTCCGTGTGCTCTGCTACGCCAGCGCGATCGACCGGATGTACGGCGACGTTGCAGTGGACATAGAGGCGGAGTTCGGGGAGGCCGTTACTCGCGGCTCCGGTCTCGTCCCTGGCAACAACAGCGCGGCGCTAACGTCGGCGCTCGCCCTGATGCAGGACCTTGGCGATGAGGACATCGTGTACGTCGTTGGCGACCGCTACGAGGTGCTCGCAATCGCGTACTCCGCACTGCTTGCAGGTAAGACGATGGTTCATCAAATGGGTGGCGAACGCAGTGGCAACGTTGACGATTATGTGCGCGAGGCTGTGTCGGCGTTAGCCGATGTCCACTTCGTCGCAACGGAGAGCGCGCAGTTTAGTCTTCGGGGCTGGGTGCGTAATCCGAGGTATGTGCACCTGACCGGCTGCCCGCGCATAGACACCGCGCTGCAGGCTGAGCCGCATCCTGAGTCTATCGTGATGGTCATGCTGCACCCGGCGGACCTCGAGACGGATTACACGGCCGTGCTCGAGGCAGCGGCACGAGTTGGCGAGACGCACGTCTGGTGGCCGAATGCGGACCCGGGCAACGAGTACATCGTTGAAACTATCCGAGAGCTCGGCATCCGCAACACGCATCGCAACATGCCGCCGGAGCTGTTCTACTCATATCTGCGCAGCGCTAGGCTCATCGTCGGCAACTCAAGCGTCATTGTGCGAGAGACATCAGCGCTCGGCGTGCCCGGTGTGCTAATTGGCTGGAGACAGGTTGGGAGGCCGCTGCTTGGGGCTTATCATTGTTCGCCGGATGCCACGGCAGATGAGTTGGTTCGAGTGTTTCGCGAGGCGAGCAGCACCAAGCGCGAGGCGTCGACGGAGTACGGCGATGGCAAGGCAGCGTTGCGCATCTGCGACGCATTGGAGCAGCTCTGATGATATGCATCATACCCGCACGCGGCGGCTCGAAACGTATCCCGCGCAAGAACATGCAAGTCGTTGGAGGCGTGACGTTGGTCGAGCGAGCGATACGCTTAGCTCTGGAATATCGAAGGTTCGACCGGTTGATTGTGTCGTCAGAAGATCCAGAGATTCTGGTGGTGGCCGGTGAGTTCGCCGTTGAGCGTCCAGCAGTGTTGACCGGCGATGATGTGCCAACCATTGACGTGGTGCATTATTTATTGGGCTCAATATCTGAGTATCCGCATGACATTTGCGTTCTGCAATGCACCACGCCTGAAATGCAAACGGAAGACCTGGAAAGGATGCATGCGGCATACCACGAACTACGGGGCAACCGTACCGTTGTCTCAGTGAGTGGAGGCAAGCGAAACGGAATCTATATGTTTCCGGAATGGGCAGAGGCATGCTGGTCTAGATACAGCCTCGAGGTTCCAACGATAGGCGACTACGTCGACATAAATACGCCAGAAGATCTCGAGGAAGTTCGGAGGCGCTTTGCTACCTAGAGACACACTGATTCTCGCGGGCTCCGACGCTGCTTACAACGAAGCGAAGCAGCGCTTCCCAAGCCACACTGTGCTGCGGCGCGACCAGCTCACAGATGACGACTACACGAATTGGTCAAGACTGACGCTGCGCGAGACTGGCGTACTTGTGCTCGATGGTAGTGACCGACTGCAGCGCCAGGTGGATGAGCTTGCAGAACGCTCTGCGCAGAACCGTATGACCAGCCAGCTTCGGTCACGTACATGGGTCGAGCATCTGTTGCGTAACCTGCATTACCTATGGGAGTGCCCGTGCGTGATGGCAGGTGCAATGTCGGCGCCGGTACCAGCGTTTATCGTCGGAGCTGGGCCGAGCCTGGGGAAAAATTATCGTCTGCTTGAGCGAGTGCGTGAGAACGGCCTCGTGATTGCGGTCAACTCAGCAACCAAGTGGGTGCCGGCTCACATCGCGCTGTGCATTGAGAGCAATGATATCCGCCACAAGCTGCATCTGGTCGAGGAACAGAGAGCATTCGGTCTCACATGCGACCCTGCGCTAATGGCGTGCTCAGGCGGCCAGCTCTTGCCTGTTTGGAATGGTGAGCTTGGCGCGCTCATCGAACAGCTCACTGGCGTACCACGGCTCGCTACCTCTGGCTCCGGTAGCACCGCGGCCGTCAGTCTCGCTAGGCGCTTCGGTTGCGACCCGATCGTGCTGGTAGGTCAAGACCTGGCGTGGACTGATGGGCTCGTTTACGCGGGCACTGGCAGCGCCCAGGAGGTCGACGGGCGCGTGCGTCTCGACTGGGGCACTCTGCCAGAGCATCGGCGAGCCGACCCGCTACCGACTGAGCTCGATGCACGCAAGGCGCCGGGCTGGGGAGGAGTAGCCGAGGTGCTGACGTCGCCGCTGTTCATCGCGGTGCGCGATTGGCTCTCGCGATGGGCGGACATACACTCTGACGCTCGGACGTATAACTGCACAGAGGGTGGCGTGCACATCGACGGCTGGGCCGATGTGCCGCTGCGCGACCTACTCTCCACGTTGCCACCGGTGCGATCACAGCTCGTTGCGGCTCCACCGCTATCTCGAGAGCTCGTAATATTTTGGTGCGGCTCGGAACTCGGGCTACTGAGCGACTCCCCCGAAGACTCAATGCTGCTCGATTATTGGCTAGCAGAGCAGACGATCACACTGCTCGACAAATGGAGGCTGCATGGACGAACCGAACACATCGACCGAATCGAAGGACTCTTCTCAGAGCTATTGCGCGAAGGAGCCGCAGAGCTCGGAGAATTCATGCGGACTGTCATGGATCCAAGCAATGCGCGAATCGCTTAGGAGAGCCCGTGAAGAGCTTTAGCGAGTTAGTGAGCGCTTCCGCCGACGAAGCGAAGGCCGAACTCTTGTCACGCGCACAGGAGGCGTACGACCTTGCGATGAATCGCACCTCCAAAAACAAGAAGGGCGAGTCTGTGCCTAACCCAGATATCGCGTCCGCCATGTTCGTTTTGAATTACGTTTCGCGCGTGCTCGGTGTCGAGACATCGAAAGCGCGCGTCTCACGCAAGACAGTGACTGATCTGGCCGCCAACGCGCCGTGGATGCAGCGAAAGGAGCCGAACGGTGGCGGATGAATTGCTAAAGCTAACGCCTTTGCAGCGCGCAAAGCTGATGCGCCTCGACGCCATGAAGCGCGTACAGCAGGAGCGGGAGTTCAGGGAGCGGGGGAGATTGTTTGTTGGCAGCGCGCCGACGTCTGAGTGTGCCGAGGAACGTGCGAAGCTGTTCCGTGAATGGAACAAGCTCATTGCATTCTACGAATCGAAGAGCCCGCCGCACCTAATCCGGCACCTGCGTGACATGTACGAGCGACCAGAGACGCCGAAGGATGCACGGCAGATGCGCTTCGTTGCAGACGTTGATGAGCTGCGCGAGTTCGAGGCAGAGGAATGGGAGCGGTTAAAAGACAAGGGCGGCAAACGCAAAGGCCAATGGGTTAGTGCGAGCAAGAAGCGGAGGCGAAAGTGATCTTGGAGGAGCTCAGAAGGAAGACCGACTTAGTCGGCCTTGTGGGGCTTGTTGTTGATCTAAAAAAGAAAGGCGCCAGTCACTTTGGGCTTTGCCCATTCCACAAAGAGAAAATGCCAAGCTTTCACGTCAACGCGAGACGTGGCTTGTATCATTGCTTTGGGTGCGGCATGTCCGGCGATGCGATCAAGTTCGTGCAGGAGATTCTGGATATCGGATTTGCGGACGCCGTACGTTACTTGGAGCAGCGCCTTTGAACTTCCGCTCGTTCTGCGATTACCTCGGTATCAAACTGGAGCCAGGCCAGAACGAGCTCGTGCGCGTCGCATTCGACGGCGAGCAGCCAGATAGCTTGCTCGGTGAATTCATCTTTGGTTCTCGCGAGCCAATACCACCCCGTGCTCGAGCCGTGCTTGTTGCCGTCTGCGGAGCTCGTGGCGGCAAGTCGTATGTGCTCGGCGCGATACGCCTCCTGCAGCAGGCCCTGCAGACGTCGCTGCAGACGCTAGCGCCAGGCGAGCAGGCGATGGGGCTCATTGTGGCGCCTGATATGCGTCTCGCTAAGCAAGCTTTGAATTACGTCAAGGGCGCCCTTCGCATGCGTGATAAGCTCAGGGCGCTGATAGTCGCTGAGACGACGGATTCGGTGACGCTTCGCCGGCCAGAAGGGGGCATCGTGAATATTGAGTGCCTACCAGCCACAAGCGGCGGCTATGCAGTACGCGGCCGCTCGCTCGTTGGCGCGCTGCTCGACGAGGCCGCGTTCTTTCGTGATGATAGCTACAAGGTCAATGACACCGAAATCTTCAAAGCCATCAATCCCCGCATGCTGCCTGGCGCGCAGATTGTTATTGCTTCGACTCCGTGGACTAAGGCCGGTCTGCTATACGAGCTATTCCGGGCGAACCATGGCAAACACTCGACCGCAATTGCGGCGCATGCACCCACTCTGCTCTTGCAGGACGTGAAATGGACACGCGAGATTGTTGACCGGGAACGTGAGCGCGACCCGGACAATGCGCGCCGTGAATTCGATGCCGAATTTATGGATCTCGATGCGATTGCATTCTTCGATGCGCGGGCCATCGAGCGCAGCGTTGATACGTCGCTCGTCTTGCCGCTCATATACGACCCTGACGCCTGCACAGCAGTCGGTGCCGACTTCGCGTTCCGGGTTGATTCAGCCGCGCTCGTCGCTGTGGCGCGAGACCGCGCGCTCTACCGCGTTGCCAATGTGCTTGAGCTCCGACCGACAGAGCGGGAGCTGAAACCAGGTCCGGTAGTAGGTGTGTTCGCCAAGATCGCACAGGGTTACCACGTCGAGGGAGTTGTGGCTGACTCGCATTACCGCGAATCAATCGCCGAGCACCTAGAGACACACAATCTGTTGCTGTTTAGCGCGCCCGAAGGCGTGACTGGAAAGAATCGGACTTACCAACGGTTTCGGACCATCTTGCATGATGGTTTGCTAAAATTACCCGAGCACACGAGGCTGATTCGCCAGCTGCGCGAGGTGCAATCTCGACCAACTTCTGGCGGACAGATTTCGATCCAAAGTCCGCGCTGGAAGACCGGTGGCCACGGCGACTTAGTATCGGCGCTCGTGTTAGCGGTCGACTACTGCGCCAAGCATGTGTTCGATCCGATCGCGAAACCCTACCCTGCCGAAGGCTCAGCTGAGTTCTATGAGCGGCAGAAAGAATTTCGGATCGAAAGCAAGATCCGGAAGCAACGCGAGCAGATGGACTGGTCCAATTATTTGCAGGAGTGTGATTGGGATGAGAACTAGATTGAAAAAAGACGAATCGCTCATGCTCGACGAGGCCGCGCGCTTCGGGCGCAGCATGGAGCTCTTGGTTAACGGCTCGCAGTACGAGGTCGAAGTCGACTACGCGCTTCGGATGGTCTTCATCCACCGCAAAAGCTCGAAGACCGTGCAGGTTCCGTTTGAAAACCTGCGTTTCATTGTCGCCGACGCGCCCGAAATCTCGCCTACGCGCGCGCGCGAGGGAAAATAGATATTTTTGACAATTGACCAAACGCGAACCCATACTTTTCCCGTGGCGATGACACTCGGTGAAGCAATCAGCCTGCTTAGCACGCATGGTTTGCTGAATCGTGTCACCGCAATCGCATGTCAGGACGTGAGCGTGCAGCTGCACGCGGAGCGTCCTGTGATTCCTGCGGCAGAGGCTGACAAGCTGAGCCCGGAGCAAGAGCAGGAGAACCTCGAACGGCTCATGTACGCCAGTTCGGAGGCCTCATGAAACGTCACGCAAGTGACAGCGCGCTCGTCGCGCATGACAGGGAGCTGAGCATGACGTCGACGCATGTCGCAAGACCTCCGCTGGGAGCGGTCTGGTAAATCAGACCTACCGAACGCAGTAATCGCTGCGACCGAACGCGTCGACGATCGTCAGTCGTACCGACGAGGTCAACTGCTGCACTACCTGCGGCTGTATGGCGACCGCGCTGTGCACGGATACGCAGGTACTGCAGACGTCGGGCAATTCCCGCGACGCCGCACGCTCGGTAGTGGCCCGGTCGAAGGGCGAAGGCTTTCGCTTAACGTTGTCCGAAATATGGTCGACGCTGCGACAAGCAAATTAACAAAGGGTCGACCTGCGCCGCAGAATCTAACCGACGCTGGTGACGCGACGCTGCAAAAGCTCGCGAAGAAACGCGACAAATTCATACAAGGCCATTTTCACAAGGGCGACTTTTGGCACCTACGATCGCGTTGCATCAAGAACTCCATATTGCTCGGCACTGGCGCTATGCACATCCTGGAGCACTGGGGACAGGTGCGCTACGAGTACGTATTCCCGGGTGAACTGCTTGTTGACGACGCGCAAGGTATTTACGGAGAGCCTCGTGAGATGTATCGCCAGCGTTGTATCGATCGCGCTGTACTCACTGAGCGTTTCCCTCGTGTGCGTGATGCGATTGAGAATGCTGCGCCGGCAGACAGGCGCTACTTCGGTCGTGATAGTCAGTCAGATCAAGTCGTAGTCACGCAAGCTTGGCATTTGCCTTCGGGGCCGAAAGCGAAGGACGGTCGAGCGTGCGCAGTCATCGACGGAGCGGTGCTATACGACGACAAATGGACGCGGGATGGTTTCCCGTTTGCATTTTGGCGCTGGAGTGATGAGCCGCTTGGCTTCTGGGGCGTTGGCTTGGCGGAGCAGCTGTCAGGTATTCAACTCGAGATCAATCAACTGCTGCGCATGATCCAAAACAACATGTACCGCGGCGGAAACATCAAAGTGTTCGTTGAACGCGGCAGCAGAATCATCGATGCGCAGATCAGTAACGCTCTGCAGGGCGTACAGATTGATTACACGGGGACGCCGCCGCAGTTTCACGTGCACGACGTTGTCACTCCGCAGATTTTGAGCCATCTCAATACGCTTACTCAAAGCGCGTATGAGATGAGTGGCATCTCGCAACTTAGCGCGTCGGGCTCTCTACCCGCTGGCATGGCGGAGAGCGGCCGCGCGCAGCTCGTTTACCACAACATTGAGTCTGAGAGATTCCTGACCGTTGCACGCAACGATGAGCGTGCGGTGATGGAGGCGGCTGAGCAAACACTGCAAACGGCCCGCGATATTCTCGAAAAAGAGGGCTCATACAAGATCACATATCACGCGAAAAATTGGATCGAGGAACTCGAGGCGAAAGAAGTTCTGCAGGACGTCGGCACCTTCGAAATGAAGATGACTCCTGCATCTCAGATGCCGCACGACTACGCGGGCAAGGTTGCACTCGCTGAGCATTTTGAGGCTAAGGGTTGGATCGATGCGAGTGAGGCGCGCGAGATGGCAGAGCTGCCAGACACAGCCGCCAAGATGGAGATCTCGCTCTCGTCACCGAGGCTCATCGACATGTGCATCGAGAAGATCCTAGAGGACGGCGAATACATCGCGCCAGTGCCTCAGATGGATCTCATGATGGCGATCGATCGCGGTACGCGCGCCTTCGTTCACGCTTACGTACGCAAGTATCCGGACGAGAATCGCGACCTGCTGAATACGTGGGTTGAGCAGTGCAAAGACATGCTCACCGCGTCCCAAGAACCTGCCCCGGGTGCTGCAGTGCCTCCCCCTACTGCTGAGTCACCCATCCCACCAGACGCGCCCGGGGCGCCTATTCCTCCTCCCGTAGGCATGCCTCCGACAGGACTCAACTGATGGCCGACGCAGCACAGCAGCTCGAGCAACCAGCACCGCCCAAAGAGCAGACTGGGGACGAGGACGTTGCCTCATGGATACGAGGGCGCGGTAATCGTCCAATAGAAGGCTATTCGCAGGGGCAGAACGATAATCCTGATAGCGAGACTGATCCGGCGAAGCCTAAAGAGCCCACCGAAAAAGAGGAAGCGGCGCCAGAGAAGGCACCTGAAGAAAAGAAACAGGAGCGTCTGGACAAGGGCTTTGCCGCGCTCAAAACGCAACGCAAAGAGCTCGCGAAAAAAGAACGCACGATTCAAATTCGCGAAGCCACACTAGCGCAAGCGCAGCGGGAGCACTTCGAGCACGTCGAGCTGCTCAAAAAAGATCCTTACGAATTCATGCGCAAGCATGGCGTGAGTGCACGCGACGTAGCTAAGCGCGCAGTCGACGAGCAGGAGACTCCCGAGCAGATCAAGCTACGTGAGCTCACGGAAAAATACGAGAAGCAAGAGCGCGAACTGGAAGAGCTCCGCACTCATCGGCAGCAAAGCGCCGAACAATCAGAAGAGCAGCAAAATATCAAGATTGTGACGTCGTTCATCGGTGAGCATGAGAGTGATTATCCGTTGCTAAGTGACGAGAGTCCTGCCGAGGTAATGGCGGCTCTACGAGCTTATTACAAGCGCGAGCTCGAGCCAGTGGGACAGGTGCTCGACGACGCGACTGTGCGTGACGTATTCGCGCATTTCGAATCTAATCTCCGCGCAAAAGCGGAGCGTTATGCCCAGCGCCTGAATGGGAGAAGTACAGGCGGGTCCGCGCAAGCGAGCCCCTCCGAGCGTGGCAACGGAGCCGTTCAGTCGGCGAAGCCCGAGGCGACAGAAGCGCCAGCATTGTCCAACCTCGACGCAGGAGCGCGCGCAACTCCGCCCCGACCGCTAACGCGGCAGGAGCGATTTGATCGCGCCGCGAACCTGCTCCGTTTCAGTCCAGATCGCTAGGAGTAACTCTACATGTCCTCAGTTGACGCAACATCCTTTGATGCGGCCCTGAAGGAATTCTATTCGGAGGAAGGTATCAACGACGTTACCTATCCAGAAAATCCTTGGTTCGCCATGTGTCCAAAAAAGACGGACATTGGCGGAAAGCACTATGTGCAGCCAATCCAGTATGGAATTCCCAACGGCCGTTCCCGCACGTTTGCCACCGGGCAAGCGAACAAATCCACAAATAAATATGAAGACTTTTTCATCACGACTGCTGATGATTTTGGCTTCATTAGCATCACTCGCAAGGTTTTGAAGCAATCGAAAGGCGCCGGTAAGAAGGCGTTTTTCGAAGCACGACAACGCGAAGTCGACGGAATGCTGAGCACACTGACGCGCTCATGCGCGATCAGTATGTATCGCAATACCGGTGGCGCGCGCGGCCAAATCAGTGCTGGTTACACGTCAGGTTTGACGTTCACTCTCAACGATATCGAGGAAATCTCAAACGTTGAGGTTGGCGATGTGTACGTGTTCTCGGCCAATGACGGCTCGAGCGCGGCGCACACGCTAATCGGTGGAGGAACGCCAACTACGGCGACTGTTACTGGAGTAAACCGCGACACCGGAACCGTTACCGTCAATGACGCGACAGGCTTAGCGGCTAGCCGGTACTTCTTTGTCGAGGGCGACTTTAAGAATTCGATCGCTGGTCTGCTTGCGTGGATCCCCACGGTAGCTCCGACTTCTGGCGATAGCTTTTTTCAGGTCGACAGAAGCGAAGATTCGCGTCTTTACGGCTCGCGCGTTTCCGCAACGAATGTCTCAATCGCTGAAGCAATCCGAATCGGTATCGCTAGACTGGGGCGCGAAGGCGCATCGCCAGATTTGTGTCTAATGAATCATTTGAAGTTCCGTGACCTCCAATTGGAACTCGGAAACAAGGTGGTTTACGACGACATCAAGTCGACTGATGCACGCATCGGATTCAAATCGATCGTGTTCACTGGCTCGCGACGCAATGTCAATTGTGTAGCGGATCAAAATTCTACTGACGATAACATGTTCCTCCTCACGAAGGACACTTGGAAGCTCGTCAGCCTCGGCCCTGTCCCAGACATGGTCGATGATGACGGCGTCACTATGCTCCGCGAAGTCAGCGCGTCTGGCTACGAAGTGCGCGCTGACTATTACGCGAACATGGCGTGCGACGATACGCGGGCGAACTGCGTAATCACTGTGGAGTCAGACTAATGGCGCTCAATATCACACAGCTCCGCGAGCGACTTCGCGGCATGTTTGGCGACGCCGAGGATTCGGCGCGCACCGTCGAGGCCTTGGCCGCAATGACGACTGGCGAACAAGTCAGCTACCGCAACGAGGGCAACGCCGCAACGGCGACGGCCTTCGTGGCGCAGGTCGTCTACACGGCCGTAAACAAATGCAGGATCGTTGGCGCCCGCTACGTGCAAAGCCTTTCTAGCACGGTATCGGCCTCCGATTACTACGTAGTGCAGCTGCTAAAATACGCATCACCAACGTACTCTGCTACGGCGTTGATCGCGTATCTGAAAGGCAGCACCGACGCAACGACCGCCAATGTTGGCGCACTGGCTACTGGAGTGTCGACCACTCAAGGGCACATGACAGTCAATCTGCCCCGAGCATCGAATGCGTTTGCTCTCAGCTCTGTCAGCGCTGAGATTGAGCTCGACAAAGGCGATGTGCTTGTCGTCGACATAACCCGCAGCGGTGCCACCGGCATTGGTCAGGGTCTACCCGTAGGCTTGCTTGTCTTGGAGATCGGCTAATGGCTGGCGGCAAGGCTCTCTACTCGGAGAGCTATTACAAAAACCCGGCTCGACAGGTCTATGAAGGATCGTTCGAAACGGACGGCAGCGGCGCACCGGTCAATCTGGTTGGTGCGGGGTTCTCAGTTTCGACCCCGTCAACAGGCGTCTATACGATTACTCTCACGGATGGCCCATTCGCACGGGTAATCACTGCAGAAGCTTGGCTAGAGGAAGACCTTTCGAGTTCGGCAAAGCGTGTCCAAATCATGAATGCGCAAACGCTGCTCACTACCAAGGCGTTTACGCTGGTCACTCAGAGCACCGCAGGTACTGCGGCTAATCTGGATGGACCGCGCGTTAACTTCAGAATCGTGGTGAGCTCCAGCCCGGTAGGTAAGTAACATGCCAATGGAAGATATGCTCGGAGGCATGAACACTAAGGCGCCAATGTCCTCACCCAGTGAGGATGATGACGCGGAAAGCGTGGCCAAGGACGAGGCGGGTCTAGCACTCGCCGACGCCCTTGAAGCCAAGGACGGCAAAGCGATTTGCGAAGCCGTCAAAACCATCATGCAGCTCGAGTCTTACGACGACGAAGAGTAAGTGCTCGACCACTACACATACGAGAATATTGCAGAACTCGTTCGACAACGGGCGGACTTGGAGAATAGTACGTTCGTTGTCGACGGGGCTGCTGCATCTGGCGAGTTGTACAACACGATCCATCTCGCAGCAGAGCAGCATTACGAGAATCTGTGCTCGCTGCGGGAGGATATGTGGATCCGTGATTCAACAGTGGTAACGGTCGCCGGCACGGCAGAGTACGCGCTGCAGGCGGTCACGAAAAAAGTCGTGAGCGTGCGCTTACTGGTCGGCGACTACAAGTATCCGCTGAGGCCATTTAATTCGGCGCGTGTTACTACGACCAGAGCTCAGTCGTGGGGGATAAGCTCGTTCCCTTGGTACTCGTTGCGGCTAAAGCTCGAGACGGCATCGCAAGCCAAAAAATTTCATCTGCTATTCGATCCGCCTCCGAACGGCGTGTACACCGTGCATTACTCATTTATTCGAGATTGGGGCCGCCCGCTAGCCAATAGCGAGCTGGTTCAGTTGCCATTTCCCGAATGGATTGTGCTCGATGCCGCTATCAGACTGGCCGCGAAAGAGGAACGCGACGCCTCAGATCTAGTGCGTGAACGCGAGCTGTTGAGCAAGCGCATCGAAACATGGTTCGCGCCATCGGATCAGAATTGGCCAAAGCCAATACACGACCACAGAGCCAACGAGGATGACGAGGATCTTAATGGCTGGTGAACGGATCCGTAGTCTGCAGGTGGAGAGGCCTAGCTCCGGGCAGAGCGTAGAGGATACGCGTCTGCTTGATGCGATCGAGCGCTCAGTACGCAAGCTTTTGCCGGAGTGGCTCCGCGGTTCACAGTTGGTTCGAGACGTCTCATTCTCAAGCGGCGTAACGGCCTACGTACAGCATCGACTTGGTAGAGCTCATAAGGGCTGGTTGCTCGCTCGAGTGCGCACAGTCAATGCTAATCTGTTCGAGATCGACTCGGGCCACGCTGACTGGAGTGCGGCACGGATCGCAACGCACGTGCAGCTGCGTGCGGGAGCAACCTTCATTGCCGACCTAGTGGTGTGGTGATGCCGCCGGTACAGTACCAGGTTGTGCACAAGCCGTTCGTAGGTCCGCTCGACGAGGCGTCCGAGCCGGCGCTGCTAGAAGACGGATTTACCGTAATCGAAAATGGCAGTTTCGAGGAGCCTGGAAAAATTCGCAAGCGTCCTGGAACGTCGGAGCTCAATACCACAATCGCTGGTTCTCCTGATGTTGAGCGATTAATAAAATGGAAGGACTCGCTACTGATTGCGACCGGTCAGGCCTCTGGTCGGATTCTCAGACCGAACGCTACGACGCTGCTTGAGGTCACTCAGCAGATGTCCGAGTGCACGGTGCGCCGACGAGCGATCGAGCGATCCATCCAAGACAACGTTTTCAATCCTGAGGCAGCCTACGCGAACGGTTACTTCGTCTATGCCTGGAAGGCGTCCGGTGGCATTTATTGTCGCATCACAGATGACTCCGGGAGGACATATCTTTTCGATCAAAATCTGAGCAGCGCGACAGGCGTTACTCATCTGCGCGTGGCCGTGATGGGCAACGGTCGATACGTGCTTATCTGCTATTTCCCGACGAGCGGTACGACGCAGCTAAGAGCGCGCATTGTCGACTGCACCACCGTACCAGTGATTAGCAGTGAGGTGACAATCCTTACTGACATCCTGGACGCGGCTGGTTGCTACGATATCTCTCCCAATGGATCTGCTGCAGAATTTTTGCTCGCGTACATCGATATAGCCGGGCAACGAGTAGGCGTAAAGGTGACGACTGCCGGGGCTCTGCCAGCGCTCGGGTCTACCTGGCGCGCTGCGCAGGCGGCTATCGGTACGCACTCGCGTATCTCGGTACTCGATGCGGCACCAAGCGGCACGCCTGCAGGCGTCATAGCGTACGTGGACAGCGGTGCAGTGCGCGTCGAGGTCTACAACACGAGCACGGCTGCTCAGATCCTAGCGTCAACGTCACACATTCCGCTCGGCGCGCTCGAGGCTGGCACTGGAATAACCAAGATCTCTGAGTCGAGCTACATGGTTTACGGCCACGAAAATGCGACCGCGACCACTCCACAGATTATGTGGTGGCGATGGATTACGAGTTCCGGCACGCAAGGGACAACGCGTAGCACGGCGCGCCTACGGCCCGAATCCAAGCCCTGGACGATCCATGACCGCCAGTTCTGTGTCGTCTCGACCGATAATGTATTCGCGGCAATCGAGCTCAATGACTCGGATGCCTCAGCGCGCCCCGTGGCTACGTTTGGCAAATCGCAGGAGGCAACGTCTGGGCTCGGCTCCGGGCCGCGTTACATGCCCTCGTGGGTATCTGCGCAGTCGTCCAAGCGTCACACCGGAGTCTATCTGCAGGCTGCCGGTGCTGATACGCACGGAGCCGGCGACCATTTAACCTTCGACTTCGATGATTCAGCACGCTACCAGGCGGCAGAAACTGGTGACCTAGCGTACTGGGCTAGTGGGCTCGTGCAGTACACTGACGGGGACAACGCACACGAGGCGGGGTTTCTCCAGACGCCGCGGTTAGCCACTGCCAATGGCGCCGGCACTGGGCTCGTTGCTGGGGATTTTTACCAATACGTACTAGTGTACGAGTGGTTTGATCGCTGGGGGAATTATCACCAGAGCGAGCCTAGCGAAGCAATCACTGCCCAGGTTCCGGACAACGGTGCTGGACAGGGTACGATCGATGTAACGGTTTGGCACCTGTCACTCACTCTGCGGCAGCGGCAGACTGCTACGCAGCGGCGCGTCCAGTTAGCGCTCTACAGAGCCAACGTTACCGTGGCCGGAGCACCAGCTAGCGAGACAGGAGTATTCCATCGTGAGCGCTCGATCGTGCTCACAGTAGCTGGGCGTGACAACGATCCGCAACGGCTGTCACTCCAGACAATCAACGACAATGGTGCAGACTTTATCACCAGCAACCCGACACTGTACACTGCCGGTGGCGTGCTCGAGCAAGACGCAGTCTATGGTGGCGGGCGCGCGCTCGTGCGCCACAAGGCCCGGCTCTGGGTGGCGGGAGGAGAAGAGCCTGACATCATCTGGTACTCGCAGGAGGAGACAGAGGGGCGTCCCGCGGAGTTTAACTTGGCCCAGCAAGTGCGCATTCCTGGCGAGGAGGTTAACGCGCTCGCAAGCCTTGATGATGCGCTGATAGCATTCTCCAAGGATCGCATCTACGCAATTCTAGGCGAAGGGCCGAATAGTACGGGCGATCCACAGAGCGGCAGCTTCACGGTTCCAATCCTGATCCACTCAGATGGTGGATGCGATCAGCCGCGTGGTACCGTGTCCACTCCGTTGGGCGTCTTCTACATTGGGCGGCAAGGGATCTATCTACTCGATCGCTCTAGAGCATCTCAATACCTTGGCGATCCGGTGCAGGACACCTTCGCGGCGTTTCCGGTAGTACGCTCAGCGACCTATGTGCAGCATCGTGGAGAGATCCGCTGGCTCGTGCAGAACACTGCGGGCACAGCGTGGCGTGTGATTGTGTTCGATTTCGAGTCAAAGCGCTGGGCGATCTGGAACTACAACACTGCTCGTGTTGGAGCGGATGCCGCGTACAGTATTGGTCTTTGGCACTACGTCGCATCAGATGGTGTCGTAGCATACGAGCCCGGCGGATCGGCTTATACGGATGCAAACGGATGGTACGGCATCACGCTAACGACTGGGCATATTGCATTTTCTGATTGGCAGACGCTCAAGCGTTTGCGTCGGCTCCGTCCTATGCTTGAAAAGCGCGGTACCGGTGGATTGACCGTCGAGTTAGTGCGCAACGGGCACACCTTCGGGACCGCGAATCAGAGCTCAACATTTACGTGGACGGAAGCTGCTATAGCTGCGCTGGCTGAAAACGGCGTGCGGGCTCATGTGGATCATCAAAAGGGTCACCGCTGGCAGTTGCGCCTCAAGGAGACTGAGCCAGCTGCGCCTGACGAGGGCTTGGCCTTCATTGGGTGCTCATTCGAGGTCGGATTTAGAGGCGGCGTTCAACGCGCCCCGAAGGCGGACAGCAGATAATGGCTACTCGACCAATCCCAAGTAATCGCACCTATGCTGCTCCGCGCCGGAGCGGTCCATTTACGGCGCAAGACACCAAAAATATGAATCAGTGGGGTCAGGGCGCTGGTGAATGGCTGGGTGGTGCATGGAACACGATGATGGGCCAGACTGGCCACCGGGCGCAGCGACAGACGCTCGCTACTGATCAGGGCGATCAACAGCGCCAGCTGCAGATGCGTGGTCAGCAGGGCATGTGGAGCGACGAGCTCCGCAAACGCGCTCTCGGTCAGGGGCCAAGCGTAGCCGAGCAGCAAATGGGAGCGGGCCTTGGCGCCGCAACGATGGCTGCCCGCAGCACAGCCGCGAGCGGGCGTGGTGGCAACGTCGGGCTGACGCAGCGGTTAGCTTCGCAGCAGGCAGCGCAAGGCACATCTAACGTCATTCGTGACGCGGGCATGCTCCGCGCTCAGGAGATGCAGACCGCTGGTCAGACATACTCGCAAGATATGCAAAACCAGAGGCTCGCTGACCTGCAGGCACGCGGCATGAGCATCGACGAAGCGCGCGCTCAGCTGCAGGCCGACATGGAGCGCGAGAAAATCAACGCGGGCATCGCGGAAGGCAATATCGAACGCTACCAGAAGGGTACCGGTGGGCTTATCTCGTCAGTTGGAGCTCTCTTTGCGAGTGACCGTCGAGCAAAGGAAGACGTGACTCCGCTCTATTCGGATTTTGAGACCAAGGAGCAGATGGCTCCGGTTTCGACGAGCTTTGGTCAACAGCTCCGAGCAGCGCTGGCTCAGCCTCAGCAGCCGGTGCAGCCCGCACCGCAACAGATAGACGCCGCAACCCTGACGCGCGCCATGGAGAGTCGACAGCCGCCACCGGACTCTGCGCCACGCCAGCCGCAATCAGGCGGCGCTGACCTGAGTGGCTTGATGCAGTCGTTTGGCGGCTCGTTGCAGAGTGATCTTGTAAGCAAGGAATTTTACCCACCGCTAAAAGCCGGTGTCCCAACGGCTCGCTTTCGCGATGTGCCTGCGGGGCTACCGGATAATTCGCGGGCAATACCTGGTTATGACTTCCGTGAATCGCCTGGTCAGATGAGTCCGGAGGAAATCGAAGAATTTCGGAAAATGTCTGCTCCGGTATCTGCCGACGAAAACAGACGTGCCTTCGCGCCAATTGAGCCGGTCAATTATCGATACAAGCCGGAGGACTCCGCACGGATGGCGCTGGAGCAAGGAGCGACTCCTGGAGAGCAGGCCATGGTATTCGCTGACAAACGCACGCCGCGCAATGGCATCATTGCTCAGGACCTCGAACAGTCGCCTGCGTACGCCGGCGCGGTAGTTGAGACGCCGGCTGGTAAAGCTGTCGACCGCGATCGCGCACTCAGTGAGACACTCGCGCAGTCTGCCGGCTTCGACAAGAGGCTTCGCGAGCTCGAGGCGTACCTCAAGAGCGACAAAAGTGAGACACTGAAAAAGCGCGCTGAGGTGCGGCGATAATGGCATACGATCCGCTAGACCAGCAGGCGTTTCAGATCGCGAACGATTTGAGCCTGCCGCCCGAGCAGCGCAAGGCGATGATTGATGAGCTGTACGCGCAGCCTCCGCAAGAGCTACCTCCGGTGCCATCACTCGGCGATGTTGGGGCAACTGCCGCGGCGCCGATGTCTCCGATGTCTCCGCAAGAGTTAGTCGATGTCGCTAATGCTGGGCCGCCTCCTTCCCCGCCTCCTCCTCCGCCTGCGGCTCACGCTGCTCAGCCTATGACAGACTTGCAGCGGAGAATGACTCCGGTAGAGCCTCCGCCTGCAGTGCCACAGCAAGCACCTCCTAGCGCCGGCGCACCGGGTGCTATTCGCTTCGTTGGACAACCTGGCGCGCAGCAACAGGGCGGGTTTCAGCTTCCGCAGATGCCTGCGCAACGGACAGTAAAGGTTGGCACTAACAAATTCCAGCCAGCGCAACGCAACATCCAAACGCAGTTTGCGCCGAAGCTTAGCGAGGAGACCGAAGCGGCGTTGCAGGAGGCTGAGATTGCCGAAGGCCAGGCAACGATCAAAGCTGCTGAGGCCGGTATCGAGGCTGGCAAAGAAGTCGCTCTGCGGCAAAATATGGTCGAGGGCTACAAGGCGGGGCTTGCTGACGAGCAAGCAAAGCGTGACAGGGGTCGCGCTGCGGAGATGCAGCGTTACGAGCAGCGCTACCGAGACTTCTCCGACGAGGCAGCGCTTCAATCAAAAATTACTCCTCCGAAATGGAGCGACAGTTTCTCAAGTCGGATCGCGGTAGCGCTCGGTGCTTTGGGTAGCGCAATCTCGGGTCAACCAAATCAGGTTTGGGAGATGGTCAAGAGCGAGATCGACAACGACATCATGGCGCAGCGTGAGAATGCCGAGCTGCTCGGGCGCCGCGCAGAGCAGGAGCGAACGCTGTATCAAATGGCGAAAGAGCGCTTCGGCGACGACCGTCTCGCTGAGCTCTCTGCGCTCGAGGAAGCCTACAGACAGGCGGATCAGCAACTAGCTCAATTCGCCGACAGCGCGAAGACTCCGGAGCGACAAGCGGCGCTCGAAGGCTTGCGCGCGCAGGTGCAGAGAGAGGTAATCGAGACGTCAGCAAAACGCGAGCTCGCACAGCAGGATCAGATTGCCATCTCCGAAGCTCAGAAGTTTGATCCGGTGCGCTACCAGACAACCGGTGGCGACCCGCTGAAGCAGCTAAAATATACGCTCGACCTAGTCAATACCAGCAAGGCGCTAGGCAAAGCGCTGGCGCCGCAGCAAGCCGTTGATCCGTCACACAAGCTTTACATTCCGGGTCTCGGATATGCACGCACGCATCAGGATGCGCAGTCGATGAGAGAGATGCAAGCAAACTACGAGGAAACAATGCGTGGCTTTGACGAGGCGGAAAAATATATTTCTGAACCGTCAGCAGCTGTCGGCGCATTTGGGCGCGGCACCAGCGAATACCATTCGGCAGGAGCATTGACGCAGCAGCTCGCGATGGGCACGGCTAAATCGTACGGCGGGGTAGTGACAGCAACCGATATCGCTAACGCGAAAAAAGAGGTACCCGATCTGACAGCAATTGGCGGAGGTCAGAAAGAAAAACTCAAGGTGGCACGAGAGAAATTCATCCGCCGCTATGAGTCACAGATCAAGAGCAAGGTCACCGCGCAGCCGCCGGAGAATGTCGGTCCTGAGCCGCGTCAGGAGGCGCCGCAGTAATGCCCGTCACGATGTACACCGCAGACGGGCAAGCCGTGCAGGTGCCGGAGGATCAGGCTCTCGCGGCATACCAGAGCGGCCAGCTCGGATTGCCTGAGGGGACAACACTGTCGGCGCGCGATAGGGCCGGGAACGTCCAGCAAATGAATTTGGACGACCTCGGCGGAATCATGCCTGACGTCTGGCGAATCGAGAGCTCAGAAGAAGCCCAGGCGCGCCAGCTCCAGGAGGAGCATGGCGGCCTCGGGTCTCAGCTGCTGACCGGAGTGGAGTCAGGCCTCGGAGCGGCCACACTCGGCGGTTATGATGTTGTTGCTGGCGAGATCGGCGGAGAGCAGTATCGCCGAGAGCGAGCGGCACGCGAGCAGGCTAATCCGCTGGCGGCGACGACAGGTGAGGTGGTCGGCACGGTAGCCCCTCTCCTAGCCTCCGGAGGTACCTCTCTCGCTGCTCGTGGTGTTGCTGCGGTCGGCTCCCCTATTCGGGCCGCTGCAGCCGCCGGAGAGGCCGCAGGAGGCTTAGCGACGCGAGGGCTAGCCAGGCTCGGTGTCGCTGGCGAAAGCGTCTTAGGCCGCGGCGTACAGCAGGCGACGAGGCTCGGCGTGGGAGGCGCGGTTGAAGGCGCCGTCTACGGAGCCGGACAGGAGCTGTCAGAGGCCGCGCTCGCTCCCGACGGTAACTACGACAGGCTCGGTGAGAGGCTGCTAGCTGGAGCCAAAGAGGGAGCCAAATTCGGCGCTCTGGCAGGCGGGACGCTCGGCCTTGGCCTCGGAGTAGGCGGAGGTCTCGCGAGCTCTGTGGCGCGTCGTGTGGGCGGAGCAGAGGGATTCCGCAAGGCAGCTGGAGAGCTGTCCGAATTCTCCGCCGTCAAGGCGATCGATCCGTCAAAAAAAGCATCGCGCGAACTGGTTAACACCAAGCGCATGAATCAGACGGGCCGCGAGCTGCTGGACAATGACATCGTAGCTGCCGGGCGCTCGACAGAGGAAATGCTTTCACGTGCAACGGCCGTGAAACAGGAGGCTGGTGAACGCATTGGTGCTGCGCTTCGCAGAGTCGACGAGGCTGGTGGTAGAGTTGACGCGAGCAAGCTGTTCTCACGCGTCGACGAGCTGACAGGTGACCTACGCAAGAGCCTTAGCGTCGCCGACCGCAGGATCGCAGATAAGCTGGACGAGACACTGAGTCTGCTCAAGGAGCGCACGCAGGCCGTCAAGATCACATCGGAGGTAGTAGAGGCCGCTGCTGGTAAGCCGCAGTTGTGGAGAGAGTTTTTGAAGGGCCGTATGGGGCCAGCAATGAAAGCTCACGGCGGCGATCACACCAAAGCGGTCCGTGCCCTGAGCGCCGAGTATAAGGCGATGAAAACCCGGGGTGAGCAGATCAATAAACTGGTTGAAAAACTAGAGGCAGCCGGAGGTAAATCTGCGAAGAAAGCCACACCGCCCGCACCTACGACGACTATTAGGCCAGCGAAACCGCTCACGTTCGAGGAGCTGCACCAGTTTCGCGCGCGCCTTGATGCTGACATTAACTGGGCTCGCATCGAGGCGCCGCCGGCTGCCGAACGCTTGCGCGATGTCCGTCGCATCCTCGAGGACACAATCGAGACACAGGCCGATGAGGCAGTACGCAAAGCACGTGCTGTCGATCAGCTCGGTCTAAAAAATGCCAAGCAGGAATTTGCTGGAGAATTTCGCGATCTGCGTGCTTTGCGGCAGGCGTACGAAGGGGCATCTCCTGAGCAAATCCAAAAGATTGCGCGTGGTGAAATGCCGCCAATGGGAAGCGTGTCAGGACGGCCATTAGAGCCGGTGCGAGTGCATATCGAGCCCAACGGCACAGTGCATCTGAACGATGGGCGCCATCGTCTCAAGGTTGCCGAAGAATCGGGTGCTACAGAGATTCTGGCCAATGTTCGTCGCTTCGATGAGGCAGGCAATGTTGTCGATGAATTTACGCGGCCAGTGAGTATCAGCGCTTCGAAGGGCGAAGCCGGATTTCTCAAGGAATACCAGGCCGCCAAGAAAACATTCGGCGCCTCGCGCTGGGCAGAAAAACAACTGACCGACAATCTAGCGCGCGGGCAGACTAACCGAGAATTTGGTCTGACCGATACTATTGCCGCAGCTGGCGGTTTGGTGCTCGGTGGCGGTTCGGTTGCGGGGCTCGCTACCGGTGCAGCGTTGGGCGCAGCAAACAAGCTTGTGCGTGAGAAGGCTGCCGGCGTAATCGCTGTCCTCGCTGATCGAGTAGCGAAAGCAGATGTTAAGCTCAGCAAAGGCGTGCGCAAGTTTCTTCGGCCCGTCGAGCGCGCAACGCGTGCGGAAACGCTCGCCGAAGGTACCGAAGCTCAGCTCGAACGCAAAAGCAAAATTGATAAGCTGCTCGGCGCGAAGAAAGGCGAGACGCGCACCGATGCGTACCGACGCAAGCTCGCAGAGATCACTGAGAACGCGCAGCAGGGACCGGCAGCAATCGAGCGAAAGCTAGGGAACATAGCTTCGGTCGCACCGAATGCAGCCGTCGGAATGGCCGCAGCAATGTCGCGTGGGACGTCATACCTGCAGCAGGTTGCACCGACAGGGCTAATCGATACTGATTCGCTGGTTCCGCATCTAGAAAAACCACAGGTCGACCCGGTGTCGGTCGCAAAGTTCGCGCGCGCGGTGCAGGTTGTCGAGGATCCGTTGAGCGTATTCGATGAGCTCGAGGCAGGAACGCTAACGCGCGATCATGTGCAGGCGCTACGAACCGTGTATCCAGACATCTACAACGACATCCGCTTAAAGGTTGCCGACGAGCTGTCTCTACTGAAACAGCCGCCTGCATTCGAACGCCGTATCCAGCTAGGTACGTTGCTCGACCTGCCGACAGACAAATCCTTGCGGCCGTCGTCTATCGCCGCTGCGCAGGCCGGGTACCAGCAGCAGGCGCAGACGCCACCACCAGAACCGCCGCCGCTACCGCAAGGAACTATGGCGGAAACTCTCAAAACCGAATCACAGAAGCTGGCTTCTGGAGGACTGGATCAGCCATGAGTAAAGGCAACACATTTGAGAATGACCTACTGAAGCTAATCTTCAACGGAACAGCAATCGCGGACCTGGCTGAGGACGATACAACGTCACCACTCACCAATCTCTATGTTGCTTTGCACACGGCCGATCCTGGCGAGACTGGCACACAAGACGCTAGTGAGGCTACCTACGGCGCCTATGCTCGCGTCGCTGTAGCGCGTACTTCTGGCGGTTGGGCGGTCGTCAACAATCAAGCAAGCAATGCGGCCGAGGTAGCATGGCCGGAGGCAACGAGCGGGAGCAACACGATTACGCATTGGAGCATTGGCGTAGCGTCGTCCGGCGCAACTAAGATCCTGTACTCCGGAGCGCGAACGGGTGGCGGGTTAGCCGTTTCTACCGGCATTGCTCCGACTGCTGCAATTGGCGCATTGGTGTGCACTGAGGATTGATGTCGAGTGAAACGTTAGCCCCTGACGCGATACTCGTGCAGACGCTGCTTGACGGCGCCGTCACGGATATAGACGAAGATCCGGCTTCGCCAGATGGTGCGTGGCTGACGTATAATGCAGCTTCCTCAAATAACACGGATTGCCGGGTCTCGTTCCCTACGCCATCCGGTGCGCCAAACACTGGAGCTGGACTGCAGACGTTCCGCGTTCGGATTCGCAAAAACTCGAGCGCCGGCAATGCAACGACGTGGAGCCTCGCGCTGTGGGAGAGCGGCGCTCAGGTCGCGGTGCTTGCGACGGGCACCACGACTGCTCTCAATCCGGGCGAGGTGGTGTCAGGGTCCTGGGATGCCTCAGTGCTTGGCGACGCCAGCGGGGCTGGCGTAGAGTGCCGACTAGAGCAGACGGGCGGTGGATCAAGCGGCAGCGGAGCTGCGCGGCGGCGCATCGAGCTCGGCGCGTTTGCGTGGGACGCGGATTATACGGCATCTGAGCCGCCTAACGATATCCTCGGACAGTCCGATGGCGTAACAACGGTGGCCGCCACTCTAGCCGGCACCGGCTCAATCTCTGGCACCTCTGCAGGCGTAACGACTATCACAGGTGCCTTCGTTGCTCCCGTCCCTGTTGATGGGCAGAGCGACGGTCTAGGCACGGCTTCAGCGGCAATCACGGGCGTTGGCTCAGTCGTGGGCGAAAGCGCTGGAGCGGGTGATCTCGTGGCCGCAATCATTGGCATCGGTTCGATTGCCGCAACAGCCGACGGCCAGTCCACCGTTACCGGAGCAATCACGGGTGGCGCAGACGATGCTGTCAGTGGCGTATCCGATGGCACCAGTGTTGTAACTAGCGAGCTCTCTGGTATTGGATCGATCGCTGGACAGAGCGAAGGTGCCGGAAGCGTTACCGGAGCCATATCAGGCGAGTCGACCGCTGCCATGAGTGGCGTAGCTGTCGGCGATTCCACGGCTGCTGGTTCGCTATTCGGGTTCGGTAGGATCTGGGGCATCTGCGAAGGCGTCTCGTCTGCGGCGGCTGTGATCTCTGACGGGTCGGAGGCGCCGATTAAAGGGCGCCATCGGTCGGCCCTCAGAATCGGAATTAGATAAGGAGAACAAATGTCTGCTCGAGCAAACAACGAAATCTTTCCCAGCCCGGCCTTCCGGACCGCATGGACTAGCACGCCTGTGGCCTACGACATCCTCGCCAACGATCCGACCAAAGACACTCTGCCGGGTCGTCCATGCCGACAGATTGTGATAGCCACGGCCGGTACTCTGGTCGTTACAGGTCTGGATGGCACAGACGTCACGCTACCATCTGGTCCTCTGGTATGGGACATCCAGGCGCTGGCGCTCAAGGCAACGTCTACTGCACAGGGAGTCGTGGTGCTCTGGTGACTCCTGCGCAAGCAAGCGAATATTACACGGCTCTCTGTGCAGGGGACGTGCCTCTCGAAGAGCCGGAGCCTGTGGAGGCTACGTCAAAGCCCGTGATGTCAGTGAACGAACAGGTACTATCTCTCAAGGCTGAGCTCAGCATGCGCTGCGAAGAACTTCGTCGGGCGCGCTCGGAGATTGCCTACTTGACCACAGAGGTCGCTGCCGCTGAACAATTGCGCGCGCGGATTAGAGCCCTCGAGAACGAGCTTGTGAAGGTTCACGAGAGCGCGAACCACTACGACACAATGACAGCGATCCTGAAACGAAAGTTTGCTCTGCCATGCTAACGGACCAGCAATCTCTAGCTCTCCAAAATTGGATGCGCGGTAGCCTAGGACATGCCGAAAACCCGTCTACGCGGTACATCGAGGAAGCCGTTAACGCGCTCATCGCGATGGCGAAGACCGTGATTGTAGCATCCGAATTAGGTGCCTCTCCCAGTGCTAGTACTGTCGTTAACACGGTAGCGATTAACGCTGCTGTTACCGCGACGAGTGCTATCGGTGGCGGAGTGGTACTGATTCCGCCCGGCACGTATATCGTAAACGAGCTAACGCACAAAACGAACGTAATTATTGCCGGACTTGGGCCAACAATATCAATTCTAAAACTAGCGAATGGTGCGAATAGTGCGGTCATTCTCGCCACCTCAGTAAATGACTGTGGGTTGCGGGACATCGGCATCGATGGAAATAACGTTAACCAGAGCTCGGGGGATCGCCGGAATGTCCATTTTAATAATTGTAATTTCATCACTCTGAAAAACGTTCGCATCAATCGAAATGGCGACGGGACCGGTGGCTCGCCGGGGGTATCTGACGGTTTGCTGATAGCCGGCGGCTCGAGGCACAAGCTGCACGACGTCGAGGTCTTTGGCGACGACATGGGAACCGGCATCCGGATCCAATCTGCGGACACATTCGAGCTCAGGAATGCATACGTTAGGGATATCAATTACGAGCTCGTGTCTGACCCCGGCGACGATCGAGTCGAGGGGATTATATTTAACGGGTGCAGTGATTTCTCCGTGATCAGTCCGCGTGTACGGGACATGGGCGGAGATTATGGCGCGGGCTTTGAGACCAAATATAGCCGAGGCATTACGTTTGCCGGGTGCTCAGACTGGACGCTAATTAACCCTCAGGTCGACAGCTTGGATCAGGGCATTGATGTAACTGGTTCTGCTGGCAATGTTCGATTTGATATCACCGGGGGGATGGTGACAGACTGCGGCGCGTACGGCTATAAATTCGCTAATTCCGCACGCGACGGGACGGTTACAGGCTGCGTTGCGGTGCGCTGTGGGTTCGTCGGTTTCATCGTTT